AAAAATCAATGAATGGACTTTTCACATATCCTCAAATTCATTGATTTTTTCAGCCCCCTAAAAAAAATGGATTTTACAAAATTCAAATCCCCCAATTCATGAATTTTCACCCCCTCCAAAAAATTCAATCTCCAATAATTTTAATAAAAATAACTCCTAGGATTTTATTAAAATTATTTTTATTTTACTTTTAAAAAGTATAAGAATATTAACTCTCTACGAACACGCTCTTCTTCAATCTTAAGTTGTAATTTACTTTCACAAGGGAATTCTTTGTAAATTTTCATATCCCAATCGTAATTATTCGCACGAATGAAATTATAAAATTTATTTTTATGACCTGATAATTTTTCATTATAAATGTTTGTTTTATGAGTATGTTTGCGATTCGCTAGATTAGTAGTGCTTCCAACGTAAAGTTTATCACCTGAACGAATTATATAGATTAATCCTTTTGAATAGTCAGTTGATTTACGCATCTTATTTTATCTTATAACCTCTTATTTTATTTAAACCATATTTTATTGAATTACTTTAACTTTTAAAAAAGTTTTATCAAAATATTTTTGTCTTACTTTTTTTAAAAAGTATCTATAAAGTGATTTATTTGATGGGCGTGTAGGGTTTTATCTGTAAAATTTTTTACCTTTCCCAGTGGCGTTCCACTTATAAATTTATCATACAAACCACTGTGTTTTTTTGGAGAGTATTTTACTGTCTTTTGAACGACTTTCCCAAAGGGATTATTTCCCCTTAATCCTACAGAAACCACATCCCCTGAAACACGATGATGTTCAACGAGAGGTTTTAATGTTTTTCCATACTTTACACCAACGCTCATATCGTTCTCATACACAGGGTGATGACCTGCGTTAAACGATTTGGCACTGAATACATTTCCATCATTAATATATTTTTTCAATATTTTAGAATTTGCTATTGTATAATTTTGTGTCGCACCACCCAACGAGTGCGAAGTCATATGTAATGCCTGGGGCTGTAATTCTTTAATAATCTTGTTCGTTTTTTGCTTACGACGCTTAAATGTTTTTTCGTGACCAGCATTACCAGTGGCAATTGCTAAATCATCCAGAATATCCTTATTGCCTCGTCGTCCATCAACTTTAGTCCCTCTCATACTAATAACGACATTTCTAGGATTGTCCATATGCTGGAACACGCTCATCTCGCTGTTAGTATAATCTTTATTTAAAATATAATTTGTCATATCAGTAGCATCACGCACCTCCTCTAATCGTTGAGATTTCCCAACGTCTTTCTGACCCATTAAATAACTTGCCTGTGCCATACGTGCCATATCGCTTGTAGAAGGAGTCTCCATTATATATATATATACTTTTAAAAAAAGTAAGACAAAAATATTATGTCGTTTTGATAAAACTTTTTTAAAAGTTAAAATGGAGTGGTGATCACCTCATAGTCTTTCTGATTAAAATACTGAAATTTCAAACAAATATGACCAAGTTGCCCACCTGTGGTGGTATCACTTAAATCAATAGGGACTTTATCATTACCTATAAATATAATTCTAATCTCACTGGGCTGTGGATTGACCTGAACCTCAATAGGGGCAACACCATTATAAAACATTGAGAATTTTGTTGATGCCACTTTGGTGTGAGTAACAAACGAACCTAAGCACCCCAAATTAGTTGCCAATTTAGTTGAACTCGCTGAATCGATTTGAGCAGTTGAAGAATTAATCCCAACAGGGGACATCATAACAACGTTTTCTGCTAATAGTGCGTCAAGTCCAGCGTCGCAAACACTCATAAGCGTAACCATCGCTCTCTCTTTGTAAAAATAACTTTCTGCTGGAATATCCCAAACACACACTCCATTTGCCATATCGCTTTTGTCGTTATTAAAAGCATCTGCCAACCATAACGTAACGTAGTCTGTTTTAATATTATCCATCTGGTATATAATATTAAAAGATAAAAAAATTACACATTATTTATCCCTGAATTTTCTAAATGAACTTCAACACCATTATCTTCATCTTCGCTACAGCATACATAATCGCAGGTTGATTTCATTCTCAATAATTTATAACAAATCACGATAATCAGAACTACTCCAGCACCTTCTAAACCTATTTGAGCTATTTCCTGTATTCCTTCCATATACATATACACTTTACTTTATTTTATGATCGTTCAAGACTATTATAATTTTTACGATTAGTGGCATCACGTCCAAGTTTCAGCATATCGCCACTCTCTGTTAGACTATCGCCAATAAGTTTCCCTTCATCTCTAATCTGTGTTCCTAAAAGAGGATTGCCATAGTAAGACCCTAAAGCATTGCCAAGAGCTGTAATAACTGGATTAGACGAGAACTGCCTTACGCCCTGGCCAGATTCTTGAAACGTATTTCCCATTTTACGAAGACCCACAGAAAATTGGTCTAAACCTCCTTCCTTTCTAAAGAATGACCCTACTGGTTCTTGAACCCCTTTTCTAAAGATATTACCAACGCCTCTATTTATTTTTCTAAAAAAACTCATTGTGGTATGTTATACATAATAATAATATTTTAATTTTTAATTTAAATGAATAGAAGCTTTTTCTTTACTGGTTTCACTTTAGATTTTGGTTTATATTTTGAATGCCCTTTAGGATATTTGAACTCATTACCCTTTCCATAATGAATTGCTATTTCCACTTTTTGTTTTGGAGGTTTTTTTTGAGTCATTATATATTATACTTTTAAATAAATTCAACAGCAGCACCCAAAACATCGCCTTGAGCTAATGCGAGACCAACCTTCGCAGCACCTATGCCACTCTTGACTGCTGATTTGGAAAAACTTTTCTGTGCTTTATCACGCTTTTTACTAGTTTTCTTTTTAGCTGCTGATAAACGAGCGACTGTCTTTTTATCACCACGCACTTTTGCGTCTTGCTGTTTTGCCTTCTGTCGTTTCTTACGACGCTTCATATGAATCTCCTTATCCTTCTTGTTATACGCATTGGAAATATCGCCAAACAATCCCATTTATAATATATCAACACATTTTAATTATTCTTCCCATATTAACTCGTCCCAACCTCTGAACATTCTGCCAGAGTCAGTATTGACCATTAGATATTGAAAGGGCTTATCATAAACAATCTTTCGTATTTCATTTATGCTATTTTGCTTATCCTTATCATCTACCATTTCCTTAAATATATTTCCTAGCTCGTCCTTTGAAACTTTGAATATAAATAAATTGCTAAACAATCTCCTAATTTCTCTGGGACAAGAATAGAATGTCTGGCATAGGAAATAAATGCTACAATGATAATGACGCCTATTCATCACAAGCTCTTTCATTTTTCGCATCACATCAGCGTCCTTCAAGTAAGCTCCCATATCGTCTAAAAGAATACAATTATTTTCATCTTCGTCATTGCCCTTTATAATATCCATAACTTCTGTTAAAGTGTCTTCTGTGAGTTCATCATAAAGTTGTTCTGATGGAAGCTTTCCAAATAGATCATCTTTCATACTTGCACGAGAATGACTGGGTTGGAAAATATATATATTATTAAACACCTTCTTCAACAATTTTGGACTCTTAAAAAATGAGTAAAGAGTTGATGTTTTACCTGATTTAGGTTTGCCAATAAACATATTCGTTGAATGGCTGTTTAGAAATTTCGTTATTTCATATTTTTCTAGTTTGTCATGTAATCTACCATCGCACTTAAATTGGCATACTGGAATATTTGGCTTGTTATTTTTTTTAATACTTATACTCATAATAATATATGACTATAAATTATTTTTTTATTTTTTTATCTTACTTTTAAAAAGTATATTAAACACGAACAGACGCCTGCTTGCTCATCAAATCAATGGTCAAGATGCTGTCGTAGAGGCAGATAAGACTGACCTGGTGAGCGAGGGTTGTAGCAGTTGGCATATCAATACGAAGATTAATAGCAGTGTTAAGAGACGAAACACCAGTCACCATAGCAGAGGTCTGAAGACGCTCAACATTCTGGCCAAAGTAGAATCGTCCTGGAGTAGCAACAGTCGTGGCAGTAGCCTCAACCCTTGAAAACTCAACTGGGAGAATAGACATAGACTCGTTGTAAAGCGAATGAGAATTTCCACCCCAGCAATCGCCAAGAGCAGAGAAAATCGCAGACTTGTTGTTCTTCGCTGATAGAGGGCGTTCAGGATACTGCTTACCACCAATCTCATAAACAAACGAACCCTGACCACCTGTGACATCAACACTATCATAGTATGAGCCATTAAGCTGAGTCGCCTGATTACCACCAAACACAGCGAGTAGCGACTTAATAGACGAATACCTGTTATTGAATGTGAGCGTCTGTGTGCCATTAGCACCAACAGCAAGACTCTGAGACGTGAGCGAGTAAGACTGCGATTTAAGAACCACTTGGCCATCGTTCATACCCATCACTGCAGCGTCAATTTCAGGAGAATTGAACTCTACCATATCGTAAGCAAGCTCAATGTTTGAAAGAGTGAAAGCAGTAGCATTAGCAGCAGGCACAAAGATTTGCCCAATATCATCAGTGGTCAGGACAATCCTGAAGCCACATCTCGCAGGAACAAGCTTTTCACAATTGGAGATAATACAACCTAATGGAGCAGACATAGAAAACGAATTAGCACCATCAACGAGTATGCGACCATTAAGATTCACGTTAGTAGGGGCAGTGGAAGCATTAAGCAGACCAAGACCAACAGCATTACCAAGCTTGTGGGACATAGTGAGTTTTGTAGCGTAAAGTTTATCGCACAAAGCACCATATTGAGCAATACCCTCAATCATCTGACTTCCCTGCTGGACGAAAGTTTCGCACCTGTTAAAGAAAGTATAGGCAGGAACGCCCTTTACAGCAACATTAGCAGCATCGCACGTAACAGACGCAGTGTAGTTAATCTTAAGCGTTCCTGGCACAATGTAGCCATTAGAGTCAGGAAGGTCAAATATAACCTGTTGCGAAGAGGAAGCAGTTGGCACGTTGCTTGGGGCAACCACCATTCTGATAGTTCGTGTCGTTTCAGGAATGCTCGCCATTCCTTCAGTGTAGTTCAGTTCCTTTGGGAGTTGAGCCATTATATATTACTAAAATATAAAAAATTTATGAATCAGTTAAGAATTGTAAAGTTTTATCAATTAAAAATGGCTCATCTTTCTTTTTCTCTTTTTTTTGATCTAATGGGTTCTGATACTTTTTCAACATCATTTTTTTTGTGTGTAAAAAAATATCATCAAAATCACCAAAAGGTCTTATATTTTCGCCTAAAAGATACTCTGTAATCACTAAACTAATACTCCAATCAATTCCATTAAAGTCTATCTCGTTGTTATATTCATCTTTTAAAACAATGTCTATCTGTTGGACATTATTAGCAGTCATGTGAGACTCCTTAATATTTGTGTTGGAATAGTTAATTAATTCAAATGGAGAGGCATTCACAGAAACCACGTCAATTAAATCATTACTTCCTAAATGAAAACTTGAAATATTATCACAGCTTAAAGCATTACTAAATATCTTGATTTTCTGCGTTCCTAAAAGATTTGCTGGATATGAGAAAGTATTTCCTACACCTCCATTATAATTAAATGTTGTATTTTCATTTAATCCTAAAATGCGAGTAGCTGTTGTTTGTTCGTAATAGATAATTATGCTAAACGTATCATCGCTGGGGGTTATTGTAAATTTACCAGTAGATTTTGAAATGCTTAATGTAGCAGTTTTGCTATGTCCTCCTAAAGCAAATTGAGAATTAAATTCAGTTATAAATGTTTTAGCTGTGTAGTTTCCTTCAGGAATAGTCATCGTATAAAAAGCACCTCCTACAGAGTAATAAATCGTATTGTAATTCGTGCTTACATTATAGAATGAATATGGAATCTCTACAGATTGAATTGCTATAGTTAAATAGAGTGTGTTGGAATGTCTTTTAATTACATCTACAAAATTAAATAAGATGTTGCTGTTAAAATCTCCATTCTGTTTCTCACCATCTATAGAGTGTAATGAAATAATTTTAGATTTTGAAACAATCTCGCTATTCATTATATATATTATACTCGTATTTTAAAAAGTGTTTGTAATAATGCTAAAATTATAGTCGTTAATTCTTTTTTGATGTATTTTCATTACTTCTATCGTCTTATTTATTTCTTCAATTTCATAATGAGTAAGTTCTTTTTGATTTATCATTTTATACATAAAATATAGCATTGGGTCGCTGTCGTCATAAATATGAAACTCATTCGCCACCTCCTCAAGTGTCTTTATTCCTCTAATTGATTTCGCTGTTTCATTTCGTTTATTGATAATATAGTCTAAATCGCTCATATATATATATACTTTTAAAAAAAGTAAATAAAAATATTATGTCGTTTGATAAACTTTTTAAAAGTTCTCGTATCTCTCCTCTACATCATCGTCTCTCCTCTGTTCGTTAATGTAACGCTTTATTGATTTCATATATCCTTTCATAGTGCTGGGCTGTTGCCCCTGACGACCTAGAGGTCGCAATTCATTATATTTGTTTATAATAGCGAGTTGTTCTTCTCTGGGCATAGGGCTTCTTGGGTCTGGTAAATCAATCCTATCAATTATATCACCTATAACCTCTCGTGCAAATCCTTCATTATCATTTCCCTTTGGTTCTTCAGCAACATCTGAAACAAATTCGTCTAATACATCACCAATTAGAGGAGCAGGTGTAGGGTCTAACGATGGGAATTTCTCATTAACTGGTATAGGTTCTACTAAAGGGTTTCCAGGAATAATTTTATTTTCATACATATCAGCAATTTGGTCATTTGATGGGGATTTCACCTCTTCATTAATAGACCCCAGACGATTAGCATTTAATTTGTTAATTAATTCAGTAAGAGGATTTATGCTTGGTGGCTGTCTGAATGAATACATTTCATTAAAAGGATTTGATAAAACTGGAATCACATTTCTCTTTTGTGGTGTCGTTCTAGTTCGTTTGCTCTTTTTCCTCTCGTCTAAATAAACTTTAACGATTTGATTCACGACTTGCTTTTGAGATTGCTTTTGTGTTGTTTTTGGTTTTGTCTTTTTTTTGGGCTTCTTCTTCTTTGGTTTTATTGGTTTCTTTTTTGGAGGCATTATATATATATATACTTTTTAAAAAAAGTAAGACAAGAATATTGTGTCGTTTTGACAAACTTTTTTAAAAGTTATTTGTATAGCGTTTTATAGGTTAGTGCGTTAATGTCTTCACGTTTTAATAATATACATAATGATTTGTCCTTTTGTCTCGTTGTGTGTTCAAAGTTATTAATGCCTTTATCTAAAATATAATTGAGAATTTTTTCACGCCTATATATCTTAAAGCTTTCAAATGTTTCAAATGCGATTAAATACATTGATTCTGCGTAAATCCATCCAGCCCCTCCCCAGTCGTGCGTCAGTTCAATATAATATTTTTCGTCCTGTAATCTACCATTAATCTTTTTAATACTTTTCACATCTACACTCCTAATATTATTTTTTAACCTAACAAAAAAATCAGTATGATCATATTTATTCTGATATGATGTGGCTTTTGTAATATCATACCCATCACGCTTACACAAATTATAAAATAGAGTTTCCCCTTGGTTCCCCTGAAAAATATTTTTATCTAGCATATACATTTAAACGACATAAAATATCTCTTATTTCTACGCATAAATATTATCATCTGATATTTTGGTTATTTCAACATTTAAATATAGATTTAAATTTGCTTCAGGGCGAGTTTCATCAAAGTTTCTATTATTTACGTCTAATTTATTTCTTATCTGTATCCAGGGGTTTGTTGTTATATCTATATATAAATAATCCTCAAAGTGTAGGTTTCCGTGTGCCCCATCGCTGGTATTACGAGAATATATCCAACTAAAAAAACTATAATTTTCATCTTGGAAATAATCTGCTGTAACATTACTGCTGGTGTTTAGTTGAACTAAATAAATCGCAAACGCCAACCTATCGTTATAATTAATTGATTGTAAATTACCTGTTGCTTTTATTTTATATGTGCCTGTAGATATAAAAATTATTGTTCCATTAGTCTGACCTGAAAATGCTGTGCCTGACCTTCTTGTGGTGTCTATTTGATTTTGACGATTACCATCACCCCATTCATCATTTGTTACAGAAGCCTTATTAAAAGTATATGTCGTCATTTGTGGTATGTGATAAAGAGAACTTGTAACATTCATTGTCCCATTTATTTTTAATTTATATCCAGTCTGAAATGAACCACCAATATTAAAATCGCCAGTGGGGGACATTGTAAGAGCAGTTGTAGGAGTTTTTCCTTCAGTATAATTCAGGATTTCCAAACCACCTATATTTTCAGTGTGATTTGTTACACGTCCAACAATAGAGCATAAAGTATTCAACATTGGTGGATACACGCCCCCTCCATTATCATAATTTTCAAAATCTATTTGTGTGTGTCTAGAACCTGTGCTTCCTCCTCGCATTCCACGCAATTGTATTAAAGCATCTTCCCCACTAGTTGGTTGTTTAATTAATAATTGAGGTGTATTTTCTTGACTTATAATAACCTGATTGTCTATAGTGGATACATTCGAACTCGCTGTAATTCCTTCAATATTATTATTAATTGTAGATATAGACGTTGCGTTCGTGGAGATATTTGTTGCGTTCGTGGAGATTGCTGATGAGTTATTCGCTATAGCATCTGCTTGAGAGTCAGTGATTCCTACTTTGTCGTTATTAAGTGATATGTTTTGGGCTTGTAATGTGGTAATTCCAGTTTTGTTTGAATTATCTGTAATCGCTTGGGCTTGTGCTGTGGTAATTCCAGTTTTGTTTGAATTATCTGTAATCGCTTGGGCTTG